CCTACGCAAATCAGAGGCCGTGTGCGCGGGATGAGCGACAGCCCATGGCATCGTCTACACCTTTTGCTCACGACGACACCAGAGGGCCTAGATACCTGGGTCCAGAGGGACTTCATCGACCACCCCAAGGAGGGTCGCAGATTTTACCGAGGATTGACCACCAAAAACCCGGCCCTTCCGGCTGGCTATGTGGCGTCATTGATGGCCTCTTTCTCCGCTGACGTGGCGAAGCAGTACCTAGAGGGCATCGCCTGTGACGTGGGAGGATCCCGGGCCCATCCCGGCTTTCTCGCTGCCGCCAACGTCCGCGAGTTCAATGATGCCCCGGGCTTGCCGCTGCACCTTGGGGCCGACTACAACGTTGACCCGATGGGATGGGTTCTGGCCCAGTACGTTGGTGATGAATTCCGCGTCCTAGACGAGCTATTCCTGACCGGCGGCACCACCGTAGACGCCGCGATTTATGAGGCCCACGCCAAGGGCTGGGGCCGCGCCGTCGTCCATCTACACCCCGACAAGTCCAGCAAGGCACGCAGCACCACCGGTGACAGTGAGTTCAAGGTGATGCAGGACACGGCCAAGAGCCTGGGCTGGAGATACACCGGATCCGCCGCCGGGGCGAACCCACCGGTTGCCGCCCGTATCGCCAACCTATCCCGCCTCTGCTGTGCTGCCGATGGCCGCCGCCGATTGGTCGTGCATCCACGGTGCAAGCGAATCATTGAGGAACTGGAACGGACCAAGCTCTTGACCTCTGGCGGGTACGACCCGGGGGACAGGGGCGATAAGGGCCATATCCTTGACGCAGTGGGCTACGTCGCCTGGGACGTGACCCGCCCGCCGATCACTGCCGGGGCTGTTGCAATTCCTGGCTTGTAGGATATACGTTACTCAGCATTCGTCATTGCATGGCACCGCTGCCCAGCGGGTGGGGCTTGCAGCCTCGGGGTGCTTCCTTTGCTGGCTAAGATTCAGTGGCGGAATAAAGCCCACGGCTGTTGCGTGTTGTGCACGACACACACCAGAGGCGGGGATTCGGTGCTTTCGCGCACCAGGGGTGGTTCAATTCCACCAGCCAGCACCAAGCGGATCATGACCGCGAGAAGCCCCGGCCTCATAAACCGGACATGCTCACGACCGACCCCGGCTTAACCGCTGGGGTTTTTCGTTGGCACATCCAAGGAACCGGCCCGCATTCGCTAGGCTCGCCATCCGGTGACGCTGGGGGTCGTGTTCCCCCCACTAGCCCCCGGCGATCCTGTCCCGTTCTCCGACGAATGGACGCGGCTTTCCCAGCCTCGCAACTTCTGGGACGCGTCTTACGAGGCCAGCGGGCTGGAGTACTTCGACGCCGGGGACTTGCGGGGATTTGCGATCCTCCCCAAGCACGAGAACGAATCTGAGAAGCGGTTTGAACGCCGCCGCCAGATTGCGATGGTTCGCCCTTTGGTGCAACACTTGGTCGATCGGTACGTTGACCACGTCTGCCGTCAGGCTCCGCACCGCAAAGCCGAGGGGATGGCCGCTGAATTGCTGGCCGACGTTACGGGACGCGGGAAGTCGATGGGCGACCTCACCCGTTCGGCCATGACGTGCGCCTTAAAAAAGGGCGTCACCTACGCGCTTTTGGACAACGCAGCTGGGGGGGTCTACGAATCACAGGCCCAAGCCCGGGACGCCGGATCCCGCCCGATCGTCCGCGAGATTGAGCCGGAACAGGTCATCTGGGAGCGCACCTGGGACGATCAGGTAACTGAGGCAATCATAGCCCTTGTTGACCGTGAAGGGTCACCGTTCCTGTGGCTTGTGAACGAAAAGAACCTTCAGCGCGTCACCCTAGAGGGAGATCCGGAGAACCCGAAGGACTGGCGGATCAAGGAAGTGATGCCGCCAGTGGCGCACACCTATGGCGGGTGCCCGCTGGTCCGCAAGGAACTGGGCTCCGAAGATTCCCCGGTAGCTGGCCCCTGGTGCGAGAGCCAGCGGAGGATTGCGGTCATTGAGTCGCTGTTGATGGAGGAAATCCACAATGTGACCTTCACGACAATCGTTTTCACCAACACCAGCAAGGAAACCCTGCAAAACGTCACGGTCGGCTCTGGCATGGCCATCTGCCTGACCAGTGACGATCGTGGGAATACCCCGGGCGTCACCAAGATCAGCGCGGACGTGTCCCAGGCCGGGAGCCTGCGCGATCAGCTCGCCTACGAAATCACCGAGCTTCAACGTTCGGCTGGTCTTATCGCCGGATCCGCTACCCAGGTTGGCCAGCCTGAGAGCGGAGTTGCCCGTGCGTTTGCGTTCAACGAAATTGAGGCCCGTCTAGCTCGTCTCGCTGAGATTGGCGAGGGTTTTGAGCGCCGGATCATGGAGCTTGCCGCTGCCGGATTTAGCTTCGCCCCAGCCGATCCCGTGAACTGGCCCCGCGAGTTTGCCCCGATGGATCTTTCCGCTGCCGTGGAGGCTGCCGGGTCACTCAAGATCAACGGGGCCCCGCCTGTGCTGGTATCTGCCGCCTGGGAAAAGCTGGCCCGCCACTCGCTCCAGATTGAGCCTGGGTCTGAGAAGGACGCGGCACTTGCCGAACAGCTCCAGGTGATGGCCTCCGCACCACGTGGCCCGCTGACTTAACCACCCGGCGGGCGGAAGCCTGCCACTCTCCCCGGACGGGGAAGGATGACGCATGCCAAAGAAGATCGACTTTGAGGGAATTGAGCTTGAGCTTGAGGACGAGGTTGCCGACAAGGTAATTGCCGCCCGCCAAGCCCAAAAGGAAAAAGTCCGCACCCTCTCCGAACAGCTTTCGACTCTCGCCGCCCGTGAGGCCGAAGCCAAGGCAAAAGCCGAGGAATCCGCCAAGGAAGCCGAGGTCGCCAAGCTGACCAGCAAAGGCGAGTATGAGGCCGCGCTTAAGAAGGCGACCGAATCCCACGGACAGACCCTGGGCAAACTGAAGTCCAATCTGAAGACGACCGCGCTGAAGGCTGCCATCCTGAATGTCCCCGGTGTTTTCGCTGAAGCCGCTGATGACATCCTCGCGCTAACGGCGTCCGGTTGCGAATATGATATCGAAACCGGAAACCTTGTCGCAATCGGTGGGGACGGACGCCCCCGCCTAGACGCTGATGGAAAGCCGATGGGCGCGGACGCGCTCTTAGCCGAGTTCCTCGAACGCCGCCCGATCTACAAGCGGGCCACCGCTGCCCCTGGATCGGGTGCAGTCCACGGAGTTCCCGTCACGGGAACCACCGTGAAGACGATCACGCAGGACGAGTATAATGCTCGTATCAGCGACCCCTCCCAAAATCTCACCACCGCAGCGGCCATTGCCGCCGGTAAACTCAAGGTTATCTGACCATGCCCAATACCCTCACGCCGATTATCCGCAACATGACCGCGACCATGCGGAATGTTCTTGCGGAACGCGCCCCCCTCCCCTCGATGGTGATGACCGACTTTAAGGCCGACCAGGCCGCCGTCGGCCAGTCCGTCCCCGTCCCGTTTTCCCCGCCCGTGGTTGGTATCAACCGCGTCCCGGCGGCTACGTTCACCCTCGGTGCCGACCGCACCGTGACGGCGACCAACATCAGCATCACCAATGACCAAACCTTCCCGTTCCATATGACGGGCGACGACTTCTTGCGTATGCAGCAGAACCCGGAGTTCATGCCCTTGAGCATGACCCAGGCCATGCGCGCCTGGCGCAACGCGGTACACCTGTCGATTGCCAATCTGAACACCGCCGCCGCTGGTTATTACAGCACTTCCACCCCCTCGTCCGGGGCGGCTGTTGGCGTGGCTGGTACGACCCCTTTTGGTTCGGATACCTCGCTGATCACTGCCGCTGAAAAGCTGCTGAACGATTCGCTTGCCCCCATGGAGGACCGGTTCCTCTTTATCGACACCGCCGCCAAACAGAACCTCGGCAACATCGGCCAGCTTCTGCGTGCCAATGAGGCCGGGTCTGACGCTCTGTTGCGCCGTGGCATCATTGGCGACCTGGCGGGCTTCAATGTGGTCTGGGGCAACGATGTCCGCGTTGGTGCTACGATTGCCGGTTCCGGCTATCTGGTCAACGGCACCCCCGCCGCTGGTGCCACCACCATCCCCGTGGACACCGGCACTGGCGCCATCCCGGCTGGTACGGTCATCGCGTTTGCAGCGGACACCACGAACCGTTACGTCTTGGCCACCGCCTACGCTGGCGGCGCGGGCAATCTGACGCTGACCAGTGGCCTGGTGAATGCGATCGCCGATAACAACGCAATCACCCTGTCGGCTGGCCGTCGCAATATGGCCTTCCACCGTGAGGCGATTGGCCTTGCCATCCGTCTCCCGGCTCTCCCGGACGGTGGCGATGCTGGCGAACACGTCCCGGTGTTGGACCCCGAAACCGGCATCGGCGTCCGCTTCTCGACCTATAAGGGCTACGGCGCGAATAACTACGAAATCTCCAGCGCCTGGGGCGCGTCCGTGATCCGTCCGGAATTGCTCAAGCTGATTCTGGGCTAATCAGTCGCCAAACAATGCCCCGCGCTCTCACAAGGGCGCGGGGTTTTGTTTTTGTAAGGGTAAGGGGAACCGATGATCGCAGGCGACACGTTTCGAGCGGTTGTTACCGTCAAGACCACGGCGGGCGTCCTGACTGACGGGCTGGCCTCGGGAACCTTCACGGTTACGACTTACTTCAACGGGTCCGCCGTCGCTGCTACTGCAACGATCACCGGAATCGGCG